GTTATAGTCTATTGTAAAATCTGGTATTATGTCAAGTCTTGGCACATATCCAGACAGGCGCATCTCTGACTCCAAGAGCCTGATATATTCTTCTTTAAGTCTGCCAAGTGCTGATTCATCATGAATGACTCCACTCAAATTGAACTTCTTGATAGGCTTGTGATGATAGTTCGCCATGTAACATATTATACCTACTTATCTTCATAATCTTTATATCTGTAATATCCCTTGTCAAAATCAACCTGGACAAGGAAATCTCCCATAAATCCATTACGATTCTTTCTAAAGGCACACTCAATAATATCGCTGTTGGATGCACGTCCCAAAGCAATAACCCAGTCAGCATCGTAGGCAATCTGTCTTGACCACGCAGTTTGTCCCAAAGTAGGAACACCACTAAGATCATTTACATCGTCTGGGGTGGCAGATGAAATAGCAATAATAGGAACCTCTTCACCAATAGCCATTAGTTTAAGTTCTCGTGAAAGGTTCTTCATTCGTACCGTTTCATTATCTGACTTCTGATTAGGAGCCATTAACTGAAGGTAGTCAACGATTACAAAGTCTGGCTTGTACTGATCAATCTTTCCACGAAGAACCGATGGGTTGATTTCTCCACCCTGATCATTTGAGATAATGTGAAACTCTGGCTTACCCTGTAGGTGCTTAGCATGCCAAGCCTTAAGTGTATCTAACTCTACATCTCCATTGCTTAATTTACGGTGAGACCAAAGACCTTCTCCCATAATTGTAAAAACACGGTTACGAACTTCTGTCTCTGACATCTCAAGAGAAATTACAAGCGGTGTCCTACCCTGTTTCCAGGCCTGTACAGCAAAGTAGAGTGCCATCCAAGACTTTCCTATACCTGGGTATGCCAAGAAGACTCCTAACTGCCCTGGCATAATTCCAGAAGGCAGGTAGTTGTCAAACCCTGGCAAGTTAGTTTTAATTCCTACATGTCCTGCTGCTTGCTGGATTTTAAGATTTTCAAAATAAGCGATTGCCGATTCAAGATCTGTTACATCAATGTCACGAATTGCTGAAGTGTTTTTCTTTAACTCTGATGTCTGTGTAATTAAATCATTAAGTGCAGTATTGCCCTGGTTGTTCTGAACATTAGTGGCTGCAGATCTTAAAATATCCTTAAGACTATCGTTAAGGTATTCGCCTTGTAACTCTTCAAGATGATGCTTGGTTGCACCAACATTTTCTATTGGAGAGAAGTCTCTAAACTTTTCTGTAACCAGTTCTGTAGGTGGCAAAGACTTGTTGTTCTCAAAATATAGTCTAATAAAGTTCCAGATATCTCCATGGGTTCTAAGAAGATTATCAACATTTGCCTGTAGTAGTACGTGGATCTGCTTGTCTTGAAGAACTGCAGTAATTAGTTTGGACTCTGTATTATTCACTTAGCCACTCCCTTGCCATTCGTCTACGCTCTGCTCTCTCTTCGTCGTCTCTCTTTTTATCTCTTTGTGCCTGCAATATTTTTTCTGCGTTATATGCAAAGTAGTTCCATGATGGGTTCTCTGCAACTGAAAAGTAATACTCAAGTATATCGTAGCACCCTGGCAACGTGTATGATTCTACAAGGGCATCTGAAGCCCACTGCTCTACATTTAGATTAAGGGATGGCTTTGATTCGTACCTTGCGGTATGATACTTGCTGTATCTTGAAAGCAAAGCCATGCGGTCTTTGCGTTCTGCCATTATTCGTTAATCTCTGCCTTTGCTTCGTTAATCTTGTCAGTTAACTTATCTTCAACAAACTTGTAAACACGCTCAAAAGCCTGATCTACGGTTTCTCCATTACGTCTTGAATCAGCAATTCCAAGATCGAGTCTTAGCGATTGAAAGTTGCCAAGGTTAAGTGTGTATCCAAGTGTAACAGATACCTTCGTGTCTTCGTTTTCCATTTCATACCCTTCGTTAAATAGATTCAGACCAGATAGGAATGAATCGTCCATCTTCAGTTCTCGTATATGTAAGTATACCATCGCCCATTCTTCGTGTCAACTCTTGCTTGCTTGGGGTGATGTCGTTTGTTATTAAATTATCTTTTCTTGGTCTACCAATATGGTATGTAGCAAGTATATCACGTATCTCTCTTACTTGAGATTCTGAGTAATATGATCTTACTTGAAAGCCTCTGGCTCCACCTTTTTGAGATCCCGTTGGAAATGGAATGACTCCTCGTTTCATTAGTGATGGCATATATTTTTTATGACGATTAACTAAATCAGCAGTCTCTCTTACTGTGTATGCTCTTTCACGCTTCTTCTTAAAATCAGAAACTAAACAACTTTCAATCTGGTCTTTTGTAATATTATAAACAGACATTATTCCATTGGATTTATTTAGGTGGTGTATTCTTACAAGGTCTCCGTTTAAAAACCAAACCTTTTTATTCCCTGTAATTATAGGGAGGACATTGTAGCCTTCGCTCTCGATACTTCCCTTTTTAACAGCCATGAACCCTCCGCAGAACTTTCAGGTGGATTGTAAAAACTTCTTGATCCACAAGACATGCAATAAGTTTCAAGATGTCCAACTGTTGTATATTGTCTATCAAGAAACATCCTACCTTTGCATTTTATACACTTTAGCATTAGTTTGGTACACCAATAATAATGAGATTAACATCTACAGAAACATCTCCAGAGGTGTTAAATCTAACCACCCCTTCAAGACCTGAAGTTGTTACACTCTTTAAAACAACAGTTACATTTTTACCAGCAACTGTATTTCCAGTATTTATTGGTGTTGCAGTTGCAATAGGAGAATACTTGAACTCTCCTGGAAAAGAATATGTAAATGACTTTTCTTCACCAGCAGTAATTGTTCCGCTGCTTACAACGCGAACATATCCGCCAATAACTCTAGCCTCTGTTGCTTTAATATTTTGTCTACCAGCATTTGGTGTGTCAATAGAGGTATACTTGTATGTTGATGGAGCAATCGATGTTGATAACTCATTTACTGCCTGGGCTAACTGAGAAATATAAGTAACGTCTAGTGGTTGTCCACGCTCAGGTAAAGGAATTTTTGCCATAGTATATTAATTATACCACTAAAGGCTTATCTGCGCTGATGTAAATATGGCTGCAAGAGGAAAATGCTGTCTTGGGTATGTCGGAAGTTGTATAGAAACCTGTATGCTAGTAGTAGACTCATCTATTAGTGTTGAAAACTGTGTGGACAGGGAACTGGCTATGTACTGCCACGACCCATTATTTAATTTAAAATAAATGTCATACTGCCTTATTGCTGATGATGGCTGCTTCCAAACCATTGTTACAGAATTTTCAATTACTTGAACAGAACACTGAACCTGCTCTGCAGGCTCTTTTGCTAAAGAATAGTATGGTGACCAATGAGATGTTCTATTTTTGTCTTCAGAAACTACTCTGTATCTGACACTGTATGATTGAGTTAAACCATTAAAAGATGGAAGATCTTCCTTCTTTATGATTACCTTTTTAACTGATGAATCTGCCACTAAACAACATCCATCCCAAACCTAAACTCAATGTGGTTAGTTGTATTAGCAGATTTAGTAATTGTTTCTGCGTTAGTATTTTTAATTACTGAGTAACCTGTTAGCCCATATACTGGGTTTGATGATGTTGTATTTTCTAATTTTAAAGCATCTAAACAAACATAATAGTCATCAGATATAGCGCCGTCCTTAATTACTGAAACATAAAACTTTACGACATCAACAACACTCCAGGTAAATCCGCTGCTCTTGTATAAATCTTGAAATGTTTTTTTAGAAACAAAGTATCTGTTTGTTGCAAAGTCTACGCCAAGATCGGACTCTTTAATGATAGTTTCAAACCTTGCCCACTGCCCAGTTCCGTGAACATCTGATTCTGCAAACTCCAACATAATCCTAACCTCATCTGGCTGAATGGAAGACTCTCCATCTTTATTAATTACAGAAAAGGCTAATCTTAAATCATCAGTAGGTGCGTTCTTATTAAAGTCAAGTTCTGCGCCTGTTAAGTGTATATGCTTTGAATTTACGGGTGCAACAAGTTGTCCATTTGAAACAGAAAGATTTGTCATGTCTCCTCTGATAACCATAATATTATTAAGGAATCGGCATCTTTCGTATCTATCTACACGTTCTTGATTTGTAAAAATCTTGTTATCTGCATTTGTTTGAAACACTTGATCTGAAATATTAATAATATTGTCTTCTGAGTCTAATGGTGTGTAGTATAC